CACAAATCTTTGACGCTCGGGATGGTAGCATCAGCGATGAAATGCTCCAGTACACCAAAAAAGAAGCGACTTTGACTAAAGAAGTCACTGGTTTTGGTAAGTCTTTGGAGCAGTTGTTTGATGCACAACCTTTCCTCAAGCCCTTCTATTTGTTCGCACGTACTGGTATTAACGGTCTAGAATTTAGCTTCAAGCACGTCCCTGGTTTGAACTTGTTTGTTAAGGAGTTCAACGACATCTGGGCTGCTAAGCCTGGTCAACTGGACAACGTTGCTCAATACGGTATCACGAACGACTTTGAACTTGCTAATGCTAAGGCACTGCAAAATGGTCGTCTTGCTATCGGTAGCAGCGTAGTGCTCCTGGCATCGCAACATTACCTGAGCGGTGGTCTCACCGGCAACGGTCCCCAAGACGTGGCACTGCGTCGTGTCTGGGAAGCCGCTGGTTGGAAACCACGCTCTGTCAAGATTGGTGATGTTTGGGTCAGCTACGATTCGTTGGAACCCTTCTCTAACATCCTTGCAGCTATTGCAGATGTTGGTGATAACCAGCGTCTGATGGGTGACCAGTGGACTGAACAGAATCTTGCTGGTATCTCTATGGTTCTTGCAAAAGGCATGGTAAGTAAGACTTACCTGCAAGGTTTGCAGCAACTGTTTGATGTGTTCAGCAACGATCCTAAGAGTGCACAAAAGATTATTGCCAGCATGGCAAACAACACCGTCCCCTTGTCTTCTCTTCGTAATGAATTGGGACGTCTTCTTAACCCCCAAATGCGTGAGCTTAGCTCTAGCTGGGATGAGCAGATCCGTAACCGTAACTTGCTTACGGAAGGCTTGACGGATGATAAACTACCTATCAAATACGATATTCTTAACGGTAAGCCTATCAACGACTGGAATCCGATGACCAGGCTGTTTAACATGGTTAGCCCTGTTCAACTTAACCTGGATCAATCTCCCGGTCGTCAACTACTGCTGCGTAGCAACTATGACATGCGCATGACAGTATACTCTGCTCCAGATGGTACATCTTTGGCAGATTCACCCAAGATCAGGTCTATGTTCCAAAAGGCCATTGGTGATCAAAACCTTGAAGCTGAGCTTGAAAAGCTTTCCAAAGATCCTGTTGTGATCAAATCTATTCAGGATATGGAAGCTGATCTGGCATCTGGCAGACGTGGTAAAGACCCGATGTCTTATCGTCATAACGTCATTATTAAGAACCGCGTTGAAACCGCCCGTCGTCGGGCATGGGGCAGCCTCAGCCAAGATGCTGATGTCATCCGACTTGTCAACGCACGTAAAAAGCTTAAGGGCTCTAAATTCACCCAACGGAGTGATTCTGAACGCAGTAATCAGCTGTATGACGAAGCACAAGAACTTCTCAAAATGTACCGCTAATTTTTTCTAAATGGCTGTCACTTTTAATACTCATACGGGGGACGGCACGACCGGCCCCTTTTCTTTTACATTTGAATACATTGATGAGTCTGACGTCAAAGTAAGTGTTGACGGCACTACTCAAGCCACAACTGCATACACTTTTCCAACAGCCTCTACTATTCAATTTGTTTCGCTGACTCCCTCTTCCAGCCAAACAATCCGAATTTTCCGTGACACGGATATTGATGACCTTAAAGCCACCTTCTTTGCTGGGTCTTCTATCCGTGCACAGGATCTGAACGATAACTTTGAACAGAATAACTTTGCTGTTCAAGAAATCAAAGATCAGTACGTCACACAAACAAACGGTTCATTTTTGACCAACGTCGATATGAACAGCAACCGGATCACCGAACTGGCTGATCCTGTGAATGCCCAAGATGCTGTAACTAAAAAGTATCTTGAAGACAATTACTTTGATGATGGTACTGAAACTATCACCAGCGGTGAAACTTGGCCCGACAACGACACTACTATCGCTACGACTGCAGCTGTTGATAACCTAGTTGACAGCAAAATCGACACTGCGATTGAAGGCGATGTTCTTATTGATGCTACCGGTCTTACCAAAAATGCTTCTGGTGGTCAGGTAACTCTGGGCATTGGTGCTGGATCGGTTGATCTTGACCGTATTAAAGATAGTGACATCATCACGTCGGCTGAAGCTAATCCTAACAACGATACCACGATTGCTACTACGGCTAAGATCGACGACATGATCGACGCCGCTATCACTGGTGACATTGCTATTGATAGCACTGGTCTTACTTTGACCGACGATGGTGACGGTACGATTACCCTTGGTATTGGTGCAGGTTCTGTTGATCTTGACCGGATCTCTGCTGGTGACATCATCACCTACGCTGAGCAAAACGCTGGTCCTACCACTGACGACGACAGTATCTTTACTTCTAGTGCTGCTTCCCGTCGTTTTGATACTCTTGTCCAGACTGGCACTCCTAGCGGATCTGATTGGGAAACTGGTAAGACTTGGTTGCAGAATGATGATAATCAAACCCTCAAAATCTGGAACGGTTCTACTTGGCTAGATGTTGCTTCTGGTGGTTCTTTCCGAACTCAAGATAAAGTCATTTACGTTGATGCTACTGGCGGCGATGATTCTAAAACCGGTCACCGTATTAGTGGACCTAAACTGACCATTAAAGGTGCCATTAATGACATTAACGCAGACATTGACACGTCTATTAAAACTGGCGGTTCCGGCTATTCTAATGGTACTTACACTAATGTCCCGCTGACTGGCGGTACCAGTGGTTCAGGTTTGACCGCTACAATTACAGTTACTAGCGGTTCTGTTAGTTCAGTAACTAACGTTGCAAACTCTACACTGCAAGATTATCAGATTGGAGACATCCTTTCTGCTGCTGACTCTAACCTTGGTAGTGGTGGCGGTTCCGGCTTTGAGCTAGAAGTGACTGGTGGTGGTGACGGTATGACCGTGATTGTTGCTGCCGGTGATTATGCAGAAGCGGCACCTATCCAGATTAAACGTCGTAACGTGTCCATTGTTGGCATGGCGCTGCGTAGCACTATTGTGCATCCTACAAGTACAACTCAAGGTGACCACGCTGATGGTAACAATGCGCTGTTTGAACTAAACAGTGGTTCGTTTATCCAGAACCTGACGTTGACTGGCGTTCAAGCTGGTACTTACAGCTCTGGTGATCCCAACACTTTAGACCCTGATCTTCCTAAGCGTCAAGGTTGGAACTTTGCGTTCTACAACAACGCTGTTATTACGAAGTCTCCGTACATTCAAAATTGTACTAACTTCTCTGACAGCCAGATTGTAAACACTAGCAGTTTCAATCCTCACAACCCTGCTGGTGGTCAAGGCGGTGACCTTACCAACGAACCAACTGGCGGTGGTCTGCTTGTCGATGGTGCTGTTCCGCACACTTCTAGTCCCCTGCGGTCTATGGTTTGCGACAGCTACACCCACGTTGGTCTAAATGGTCCTGGTATCCTTGTTACTAACAACGGTTACCTGCAAGCAACTAGCAGCTACGCATTCTTTAACAAGTACCACATCAAAGCACGTAACGGTGGTCAGGCAAACCTTGCTGCTTCTACCACTGACTTTGGTGAAAAGGCACTTGTTGCTGATGGTAAGTCTACCAGTGCTATCTTCACTGCAAGCGTCAACGGTGCAAAAACCAGTGGTTCTGCAACCTTTGACATTGACGGTATTACTGCAGGCAGCGGCTGGTTTGGTGATGCTAACATTCCGGCTACTAACATGTTGGTTACGGTCAACAGTGTTACTTATCCTATTTTGGAAGCCACTGCAATCACTGGTGGCTACCGTGTCAAAATTAGCCGACCCAATACTAGCAACCGTAGCGTAAACGATGGTCTTAATGGAGACATCGCTGACGATGCTGCTGTGTCGTTCTTTCTTCGTTCTCAGATCGCTTCTAGCGGTCACACGATGGAGTACGTCGGTAGTGGTATGGACTACGATGCACTGCCTGAAAACGGTGGTGTGCCGGATGAAACCAAACAGATTACTGAACTTAACGACGGTAAGATCTGGACTGCTATCACTGACCACAATGGTAAGTTCAAGATTGGTGGTAACCAGACCGATGACCCCATCTTTGAGGTAGATCAGCAGCTTGGTTTTATTACCATTCCTACTGGTTCTATTGCCTTTGATTTGCTGTCGGATACTACCCCACAGTTGGGTGGTGCTTTAGATGTACAAAATCACGGCATTAACACTAGTGTTACTGACGGTAACATTGTACTTACACCTAACGGTACTGGCACCGTTGACGTAAGCTCTAAACGTATTACCAGTGTTACCGATCCTACCGGTGCACAGGATGCAGCTACTAAGAACTACGTTGATACTAACTTTGTCGCTGATACTGGCGGCACTATGACTGGTGACCTTACCCTTGATAATCAGTCTGATCTTCGGTTTGCTGAAGCAGATAGTAATGGTTCTAATTCGGTAGGCTTCCAGGCACCTGCAAGTATTGCGTCTGACGTTACTTGGACTCTTCCTGCTACTGACACAGCAACTGCTGGTTATGCGCTTACCAGTGATGGCGCTGGTACGTTGAGTTGGGGTAAAGCAGGTGGTGCTGCTGGTGGCGGTACTGATTCTGTTTTCTATGAAAACGATCAAACTGTCAATAATAATTACACTATTGGTACAAATAAAAACGCTATGAGTGCTGGTCCTATTACTATTGATTCCGGTGCCACTGTGATTATTCCTTCTGGTTCTACTTGGGTGATTGTTTAATTATGGCTATTACTATTAACGGAACCGGTACGATTACCGGAGTTAGCACAGGTGGTTTACCTGATGGCATTGTTGATGCAGACACGCTGGCTACTGATTCAGTCACCGCTGCAAAGCTGGCAAGTGATGCAATTCAAAGAACAGACTTACCGCCTGGCAGCCTTTTGGCAGTTCATAAGTCAGGTCGAACAGGCAGTCATCAAAACACACAGCATAATACAACAACTTTTACCACAGTTGCCGACGGGACCATTCAACTAACGCCTATTAGTCAAACTAGTCGCATGATCGTTTGCATGACAATGAATTTATGGGGAGACGTAGATGGCGATGGCCAGACTTCAGTAACTGGTCAGTTTAGAATTACGGCCACTATCGGCGGTACCGCTAATACTATTTATGACTCAACTAATACAGTTATTGCTAGAGGCGGTCACAATCGAATGCAACAAATGTGTATTCAAGTTGATCATGACCATAACACTACAGATGAAATAACTTACACTATGCAAGCGCGTCGAACAGCTAGCGATAGAGCACTTAATTCAGGATCTGGCACTGGAAACCATTTCCTTGTTTTTGAAGTGGAGGCATCGTGATGTTTATCTATGAAGCACTTAGAGCGTTAGGAGTTGATGAATTTGTTGGCTCTTTCCAGCAAGACCCCACCACGGCAGAAGAGTTTGTAGCTAGCTTTAAAAAAATAGTTGGCGCAGATGAAAACCAATCCGCCATTTTTTCGTCAGCATGGGCTGACTTTGGTGTGACATGGGATCAAGTGTCTGCCAAGTTAGCTGAACTTGAAGCGGATTATACCGCTACCCAATATCAACGTGATCGCCAACCGGAATACCCGTCTCTTGCCGATCTAGCTGACGCCTTGTACTGGTCGAACCAGGGCGATAACACCAAACTTGACGGGTACTACCAAGCGTGTGCTGCTGTCAAAGCTAAGTATCCTAAACTTTAATTATTATGGGACTTAAACTAAACGGAGCCACCTCTGGCTCCATTGAAATTGATGTGCCCGCAGTAGCGGGTACTGATACTGCTATTACTATCCCCGCCACT